AATTCGATGCTCACGGCCATGTTCTTGCCGTTGATCTTGTTGACGAGGTTGTCGCGCTTGATGTTGGTCAGTGCTTCACCGTACAGCCCATAGCTGATGGCTTGGAGTATGGTGCTCTTGCCCACGCCGTTGCGCGAACCATTGCCGCCCAGATCCAGATTGTCACCTAATACCAAGGTCAATCCGTTGCGATCCAAGTCCACTGCTTGCGTTACCGCACCAACAGACAAGAAGTTCTTGAGGCTCACGCTTTTCAGTTTCAACATGCTTATATGCTCTGATAGATCTGGATCAACTGCTGCCGATCTATGGTATTGGATTCTATGCTCTGCAGATGGCTGATCACGATGGTGTCCACGCTCTCAAAGTTGATGTCACCATCTGGTATGGCACCTTGCGCATCTGCTTTGGCCACCTGTAGGTTCACTTCGCGAGCGTTGAGTTCGCGCTCAAACAGCTCCTTAAGGAAGTTGGCTTCTTCATAGGTGATGTCCAGATCCACTGCGATGCGAGCATAGGTCTTGGCATCAATGATAGATTCTGGATCTTCCAGCAGCGTGCTCAGAGGCGTTACGCGATATTTTGGAGCACCAGGCCAAGCACGGAACGTGGGATACTTGCCTGGTTCCCAGAGCATGATGCCTCGGTTGTCATCCCAGGCATCTGAGTAATCATGTGGGAAGCAGTTGCCAGTATACCAAACCTTGCCGCGGTTCTGTCGCTTGTGGAAATGGCCAGTGAACACCTGCGTTTGGTTAGCAAAATGCGTCTCGTTGAGCAGCCCGTGATCTGGCATCTCCACCATGGCATTCATCTTGAACTTTGGCAGTTCGAAATGTCCAAACATGTATGGCGCTTTGATCTTTGGCACAGATTTCCAATCATCGCCTACCAACCATGGTATGAAGCTTACGCCATCAAACACCTGTTGTGTCTCGATCAAGCGGATGTTCGCAAATTCCTTGATGTAAGGGATGCTGTGGATCTCGTACTTGTCCCTGTAGAACAGATCATGGTTTCCTATGAGGAAGAACACATTATCAAAGTAATCGTTCAGCTTTTTGAGCCCGCTCACTGAGTAGTTGAGCGTGCTTACATTGATAGCACTGCGATTGTGATGCCAATCGCCGCCGAAGATGCAGTTCTTGCTGCCCCATTCTTCGGCCTGCTCGATCATCCATTCTATGAACTGCTCACAGCTGGAGTTGTGCTCGCGGCTGTTGTTTCGCAATCCATAGTGGATGTCGGTGAAGTACACTGTCTTTGAGAAGTCTATGTCTTTTGCCATGCACTTGTATGTTACGGCATCAGCTCATATTGATCAAGTGCTCTCTTTGGCAGCAGAAGCAGCAGCATCTGCTGCGGCACGAGCCTGTTGGTTCTTCATGTCATGCTCGGTTTGGCGCGTGTAGCTTGGTGTGGCACCATGCATGATCAGGATGTCATCTCGGATGTTTTGGTTGCGTTTCTCTATGTTGAGTACGCGAGTGAAGCTGTTGGTGATGGCAGCAGTGTAATAGGCAAATGGATTGGGAGTCTCGGATCGGCTCTCGTCAAACTGCAGTCCGATCTGGCTGAGCTGTAGCAGAGCTTGGCTCTTCATCTCGTCTATATAAGTGTATCCTCTCCAATTGCCGCGATGTCCGTAGCGTTCAACCAGCTTCATGAACATCATGGCTAGCTTGTTGGTCATCTTACCATGAGTGATGTTGAAGTGTCCGTTTTCCAATCCACCCTGCCAGTGGCTCTTGCCCACGCACATGAATTCACCATCCCTGTATATGAAGTGCTGATATGGTGGAAAGTTGCACTTGATGTGGCGTTCTGCTTCAGTCTTGGCCTTGTGTAGCTTTTCCTCGTTGATCGGTATGTGATCAAATGTCATCAACCTAACCACGATGTCTTCAACTAACACGCTATTGGGATCCAGTATTATCACTGGATTCCTGGTACCGGCTGCTACAGCAGCTTTCTTGGCTACTACAGCCATCTGATCCAGTTTGGTCTTGCGTGCATCTTCCAAGCGTTCTGTGTTTATTTTAGCAAGGTCGTTGGTGATGATGTCGTAGTTGGCATACTTGGTCTCTATGAATTCGCAATAGCTAGCTTTGCTGCGGTGTATCTCTTCCAACAGGTCCTTGTTAGTTAGATACTTGATCTTGGTCACTGCTATCGCCATCTGCGGCTCACCTCGCTGTATTCTGCGTGACCGTCACGCATAGCTGTAAAGTTGTCCAAAATCTACCAGTTAAGTCAATTTTGTCCATGAGATATTTGGTGGTTTTATCACCATAAATACTAAGCCGGGAAACGTGAGGTATTTATGGCCGAAAATGGAAATCCAACAAATGCCACTGCAGCCAGCGCCACTCCTGATTCGGATGCGCAAGGTCGCAGGGTGCGCTTGCGCCCCAAGCCGGCAGCTGTGGATCTGATCTATGGTACCTCTGGACTGCTACAGCCCCTGAGGACTACCAACGGTCTCACTTGGCCATATCAACCCACCATCACCTATGACAGCACAGTTGAGTACAGTTCTATAGACATGGTGCATGTGAACCAAGAAATCCTGGGTTACACCAAGACTCCTGCGATAAAAATGACCGTAGCTGGCGCTTTTAGCGTGCAGAACCAACAGGAAGGCATCTATGCTTTGGCTAGCATACACTTCCTTCAGACTGTGACCAAGATGTACTTTGGTACTGGTAGCAATCTAGGCATACCCCCACCTGTGCTGCTGTTTGACGCATACGGGCAGTACATGTTCAATGCTCTGCCAGTGTTAGTCACCAATTTCACAGTTGAACTGCCTAACGACGTGGATTATGTTCCGGTCAACCTAGCTAACATACAAACCTATACCCAGCTACAGACACAGACAAACACAGTAGGCTACAGTCAGACGCAGACAACCACCCAGCTGAGTTCATACCAGAATGCTGCTAGTGCTGCTTATGTGGCCAGCAACATGTTCACAAGCAGCCTACAGAGTCCTGCTGGTTATATATGGTTACCAAGCGTGTTCACGCTCACGGTAGGTATCACTGTTCAGAACACTGCCAAGCGTTTGCGTGCGTTTAATCTTGAAGACTTCCGCACCGGAGCGCTGATGAAGACAGGTGGTTGGATATGACCAAGGTTACCTATGACAAGAATAGCCCTTACTATCAGACTCAACAGATCACCAACTATGTGGGTTATCTTGACTATTGGAACGGACAATACATACTACCTCAGCCCACAGACAGCATCTACAAGATACCCTTCATCTACAATCACCGTCCTGATCTGCTGAGCTATGAGCTATACGGAACTAGCCAGCTATGGTGGGTGTTTGCGCTGAGGAATCCAAACCAGTTGATCGATCCAGTTTGGGATTTCGCGAGCGGTCTCACCATATACATACCGGCTCAACAGACACTGCTTAAGGTTAGCTAATGGCTTCTACATATTTCATAAATGGTCGCGAAGTATCTGCGGAAGAATATCAAGCTTACAAGAAGCAACAGGCAGCTGAAGAGGCTGCGACAAAAACAAGATCTGACAGCGTATTCACTATTGGTAGGGCAGCAGACGCACCAGCTGCTAGCAATCCCACTCCCTTGGATCAGAACGCACAAGTTAACAGGCAAGCTGCAGCTCCGTTGGATACAAAGTTCAATGATCCAAACAAGACCAACAGCAATAGCGTCAATCAGCTGGGACAAAGCCCCAATGCTGCACAGATCACGCCAGCTAACGGCAGCTTTGAATCAAGGATCGCTACATATGGCCTAACCTTTAATCCCTACCCAAACGCTCTCAATGAGTATGCCAATTACACTTATCACATCAGATGGTTCATGACTACCGAAGCTGAAGCCTACAACAATGTTGATGGACAGAATCCCAACAGCAGCAGGCTGACCAAGACGGTGATAGCCGAGAGTGGGGTCACAGCTGGTCTAAACATAGTTGAACTGAGGATCAAGGCCAGTTCTGGTGGCAACAAAGAAAAGCGCAACATGTGGTGCCTGCAGGAGCTGGACATGGTGCTCAGCGAACCTCTGAATCTCAGCCTCTTTGACAAGATCTACTATTCTGCGCAGGAGATAGGCGTGGTCAATCACGCTAGATGCCCTTATTTCATCGAGATCTGGTTCAACGGATACAACGAGGATGGCACTATAGCAGCTCCAAACCTCTTCTATACCTTGTATAGAGTGGGATTCATAGATGTTGAAGCATCTACTAACACAGCTGGTACCACCTGGAACATCAAGTTCTATGGTGACAACAGCACAGGTGAGATGAATCAGCTGGCTATACCGCAGGCTGGCCTCAACATACCAGCTACCAATCTGGGAGAATTTTTTGATAATCTTACCAGTAAGTTGAACACCCAGGTACCAGAGGTAAACAACGATGGCATCCGACGGGTGATCTACAAGATTGAATATCCCAACATCTGGAAGACATGGAACATGCGACCTGCCGACACTGACAAGCATGTCAATCGCGCAGGCAGCATGAACAAGGAGGATGGCGCACCCGGAACTGGTACTGTAGTCAAGATAACCAAGGGTCAAGCTATAGAAAGCATAGTGAACTATGCTGTGTACAGCTGCAAGGAAGCGCAGGATTGGATCACCGGTAATTCTGGAGCAGCTCAAGGCGGTGCCACCTTCAATGACCACGGTCTCATAGGCTATGTCAGCGTTTATGCCAAGACCAAGATCGTAGGCTTTGATCCTGTCACACGAGATTACATACGCGAGATTACCTACACTCTGTGGCGCACAGAAAGCACCAAATCTTATACTGACATTCAAGCTGTGAACCAAGCCATGCAGCCCAGCACACAGCAGGCTAAGCTAGCCTATCTGGTGCAGAACCAGCGATTAGTCAAGAAATATGACTATATCTACACTGGATTGAACACAGAAGTGATCAACTTTGACATAAAGATGAACCTAACCTGGATGTTCGTGCAGCCAAGCTGGAGCCAAGGCAACAGCTATGGCCAATACGCTCAACCAGCGTTGGTGAACCAAGACAGCCAAGACTTTCGCAAGCAGAAAGGAACCCTGCCGCAGGACAAGACACCTGGTAATGCTCAGCAGCTTAACCAAATCGACAGAGCGCTGGGTGGAGCTGGCACTCCGCAGGACATTGGCCAGCAATTGATCAATGCTCTACCTCCCGGAGCGCAGGCAGCCAAGGATTATGTAGCCAAGAACCTCGCTGATCCCAATACCAGAGTGATAAAGTTTGATGCCAGCAATGGACAGCTGGCAGTGACGGCTGCTCAAGAGAATGATCCGTTCCTACAGAAATATCTGGCTACGGTGAAGAATTATCAAACTCAGCGCCAGTCTCAGCTAGCCACGGCGTTTGTTGAAGATACCAAGCTTGACATAAACTCGGTGGTGTTCCCACCTCTGCCAATGGTAGCAGTGTTTGACAGCAAGCCAACCACGCAGAACGCACAGCAGAACACGGACCAACGCAAGACCCCTGCTAACACGGACAGCCAGAACTTTCCAAGTGGCACTGGATTCGTGGGAGCCGTGATGGGCAACATATTCGACGTGCGCACAGAAGCTTTCAACTCCATAGAGATCACCATACGCGGTGATCCTTGGTGGTTGCCTGGCAGCAACATTGCGCTGAACAACATCGTAACAGGCCTGACCAACAACAACAGTGCGCAGGCATCTCAGCAGAACCAAAACAAGGCCAATTTCCTCGGTGGAGATAACTGCTTCCTGTTGGAGTTCAGGGTTGGCATGGTACTGGACGAAGCTACTGGTCTGGCAATAAGCACTGCTCAGGGTGGTGCAGATTTCTTCAACGGAATATATGTAGTTGATGAAGTTGAAAACATCCTTAGCCATGGCAAGTTCACTCAGATACTCAAGGCACACAAGGATGTGTTGGCACAGAATCCAATCAGCACACAGAATCTACAGAGCAATAATGGTCCGGGAGGCAGCCAAACCAGCGTTGGGGCTGCAGCCCCTAGCGCTCCTCCCAGTAGCAGCGCTGGAAATCCCATGGGTCCTAGATAGACCATAAATTACTGAGCAGGGGATCAAACCATGGTATTATATCAGAGGACAACAGTAAGCCCAGATGCATATGATCTACAGGCTGACGGTCGCAGCATTCAGCTAGATGGTATCTATGTTGGATTTGTCAAAGCCGTAGACGACCAGCAGCGCATGGGTCGAGTGCAGGTATGGATCCCTGAGATCAGCGGCGATCCTTTGGATACCAGCCAATGGTTTACCTGCAGCTATGCTAGTCCATTTGCTGGCGCTACTAATATCGTCAATGTAACTCCTGGTCCTAGCTGGCGCAATACCCAGCGTAGCTATGGTTTCTGGTTCGTGCCGCCAGACCTAGAGAACGAAGTGCTGTGCTGCTTTATCAACGGTGACCCTGGACGAGGCATTTGGTTTGCCTGCCTCTATCAGCAGAACATGAACCACATGGTACCAGGTATACCTGGTGACAGCGCCAGTGACGGTTTACCTGTGGCTGAATACAACAAGCTCAAAGCCAACGTGGCAGTCAACACTGCTACTGCGCCTATCTATGCACCATTGGCTGACCAGCTCAAAGTACAGGGTCTTGACAGAGATGCTGCTCGTGGAGTTAGTGGTAGTGGCGCTAGGCGTGACGAACCAATCAACAGCGTGTTTGGCATACTGACTCCGGGTGGCAGCCAGTTCGTGATGGATGATAATCTCGATCAGCGCTTCATTAGGCTGCGAACTCAGCAGGGTGCTCAGATACTGATCAATGATACCGAAGGCTTCATCTACATGATCAGCCGCGATGGCAACAGCTGGATGGAGCTAGGTGTCAACGGAGCCATCAACATCTATGGTCAGCAGGACATCAGCATTCGTTCTCAGGGTACGCTCAATCTGCGAGCCGATCTGGACGTTAACATAGAAGCAGGGCGCAGCATATTCGTCAAAGCCAGGGGCGAAGTCAGCAGTGTGGTCATCAACGGCGTAGGCCCTGTGAATCCAGACAGCGGCAAGGTAATCACA